GAGTAATATAACATGGCAATATCACGAGCACAGCTAGTCAAAGAACTAGAGCCAGGTCTAAATGCACTATTTGGACTTGAATACAAACAATACGCAGATCAGACAAAAGAAATATTTGTTACAGAGTCATCAGACAGAGCTTTCGAAGAGGAAGTAATGTTAGGTGGTTTCGGAGAAGCTTCAGTAAAACCTGAGGGTCAAGGCGTAGCCTATGACAACGCGCAGGAAACATATACTGCAAGATACACTCACGAAACAATTGCTTTGGCATTTGCTATCACGGAAGAAGCTATCGAAGACAACCTCTACGATAGATTAGCTTCTAGATACACAAAAGCTTTAGCAAGATCTATGGCAAGTACTAAGAATGTTAAAGGAGCGAACATTTTAAATAATGGTTTCGCCGGAGCAGGTAACCCTACTTACGGTGATGGAACTGTTTTATTAAATGCAGCACACCCAACATTGTCTGGAAACCAATCAAACATTTTGACCGTTGCGGCCGATTTGAATGAAACTTCTTTAGAAGCTAGTCTTATACAGATAGCAGCTACTTTAGATGAAAGAGGCTTAAAAGTTGCAGCCCAAGCAAGAAGATTAGTAATACCTTCTGAACTGCAATTTACTGCTGACAGACTGATGAAGTCTCAAGGTAGAGTAAGCACAGCTGATAATGATATCAATGCAATCAAAAACATGGGCATGGTCCCTGAAGGTTACATAGTGAATAACTATTTAACTGATACTGATGCATTTTTCCTTATCACTGACGTACCTAACGGAATGAAACATTTCGATAGAGCACCTCTAAAAACATCTATGGAAGGTGATTTCGATACTGGTAACGTAAGATACAAAGCAAGAGAAAGATACTCATTTGGAGTATCTGACTGGAGAGGTATCTTCGGGACTAACGGAGCATAACCAATACTTAATAGGGCGGCCTTAAAACCGCCCTATTTTTAATACAAGGTGAGAACTTATGAAAAAATTTCTAATTAAAATTACTGCCTATGGATACATAACTGAGTTTACAGTTATGGCACAAGATAGTTCTGAAGCAATAGAAAATGCTATACTTGACAAACTAGGAAAAAATGATATAAATTGGGAGAAGTCAGGCTTTTATAGTTTGACAAAAAAATGGTTAACCTTTGAGGAGATTAACGATGGCGAACTTACAAGACCTATACAAACAGAAAAGGTCTCTAGAGTTGAGTTGGGAGCAGGAGCATCTTAACGAGGGTAGATATACCCTTGATATGGTCAGAATAGATCATAAAGTCAGACAAGTAATTGCTGATATTAAGACAAAAGAAGCTGAGTTAGCACACCATGTTAGCAAAGTAGAAGATTCTGCACCACAAGTTTCCGTAGCTACTTAATAAAAAGCTACATTATTGAAATAGTAATTTCATCACAGAATCTCTTGCACTTTATTTAAAAATCATATACATTACCACCACTATATATAAACTTGGATATCGACGCATATAGTCGACGGCCTAGAGACGGTATTCAAATAACTAGGAAAATTAGAAGGAGACAATCATGGCTAGAACAACATTCGACGGACCAGTCGTATCCAAAAATGGATTTCAAGGAACAGGTCCAGCAATGACAAGAACGATTGCTGCAGGAGCGCAAACAATCGTAAACACACTAACAGTACCAGCAGTTGCAACGGAAGTACTTGCTACTGATGTAGCAGGAAAAGTTTTTGTAAAATCTGATGCAGCAGCAACAACAATAACATTACCGGCAATCATTTCAACAGCAGATGGCGCAAGCGCAGGTCCTGGATCAGACCCAAATAATACTAATAACATTGGTATGAAATTTGAATTCTTTGGTGAGTTCACAGTAACTGGAGATTTTATTATCAAAGTTGCTAACGCAGCAGAAGAATTTATTGGTTTTGCATCAACAGGAGATGAGCTTGCACAAACTAATGTAGCTTTTATTTATGCATCTGAAGAAGTTCCAAGTGGAGATACTTTAACTCTAAATGGTGGAACTACTGGTGGAGTTCATGGATTTCATGTTACTTGTCAGGCAATCAGTGCTACAAGATGGGCAGTTAATTCTATAACTCACTCAACTGGAGTTCCGGTAACACCGTTCTCAGCAACTGTATAATAGATAATTATTACTAAGCTCCTTCGGGAGCTTAGTTTAAAATTTAATAGGAGAAAAAATATGTCAGGCGGCGGATCTTTTTCAAGCGATCAAACAACCCTAAACATGACTGATGTCGGAGCAGATACTCTTGCAAGAACAGGTAGAGCTAGAATTACTTCAATACAAGGTGAAGGTATTGCGGGTGCTAGTATAGTTTTCTTTGATTCTGCAAATGCAGCAGCACCAGGTAATGCTATAGCAACTTACAATTATAATACAGAAGGTCTGGAAGTTTATGTTCCAGGTTCAGGTATTTTATTTAAAAAAGGAATTGTTTATAACTTAACTGGAACAGGTGGAAGCGTTACAGTAACTATCACTGGAGGTTAATTTTTAAATGGCTACTTCTGGAACAGTTAGCTTTAACCCTGCACTAGACGATGTTATCGAAGAAGCATTTGAAAGATGTGGTGTTCAAAGTCAATCAGGATATGACTTACAATCAGTAAGAAGGTCCTTAAATATTCTATTTGCTGAATGGGGTAATAGAGGAATTTTACATTGGGAAATTGCTGATGCTTCTGTTGATTTAGTAGCAGGACAAAATATTTATTATTTTAACTGGGATGCAACTAGAGCAGCTTCCTCAGGAAAAACAAATGCTAATTACGTAACTAACAATGATTTTGCAAATCCCATTACTGCACCATTATATAATGTAGATGATATTCTTAATGTTTCTTATAGAAATATTTCTTCAAGTACCACTAATCCTACCGACACAGCTTTATCAAGTATAGATCTTTCAAACTATTCTGCTTTAGCAAATAAAAATTCTACAGGTGTACCAAGTCAATACTTCTTACAAAGATTAAAAGACTATACAGCTATGTATCTTTACTTAACTCCAGGTTCCGCGCAAGCAAGTAATTATGCTTACATGTGGTATATAAAAAGAGTAGAAACTAATACAGCAGCAGGCTCTTATGAAAATACTACGGATGTAGTATATAGATTTTTTCCCTGTATGTGTTCAGGTCTTGCATATTATTTAAGTATAAAAATTGCACCAGCAAGAACACAAGCATTAAAATTAATATATGAAGATGAGTTAGTAAGGGCGGAGTCAGCTGATGGTTCTACGGCAAGTACGTATGTAACACCAAAAGCATATTATCCGAGTGTAGGTTAATGGGAAAATTTGCAACTGGTAAAAATGCAATTGCTATTTCAGATAGAAGTGGAATGCAATTTCCTTACTCAGAGATGGTCCGTGAATGGAATGGTTCTTGGGTACATATTTCTGAATACGAAATTAAACAACCACAATTAGAATTAAAAGTTAGAGGCGGAGATGGAACAGCATTACAGAATCCAAGACCACCTTCAGGAGCAGCTGGTACAAATCCAGTTCCTGCTTTATTAGGACTTAATCCTTTGTTTACTACAGATGCAGGTTCAGGAATTATAAATGTATTTTCTTTTAATCATGGAAGATTACCAGGAGAAGTAGTAAGATTTAGAGGTGCACCAAAACAATCACCTGGCACAGGTAGTGATTCTGATCCTATAGGAGCTTTTTCTAATATACCTAATGTAGATGGAATTTTAGGATCGGTTATTTGTCAAGAAGGCGGAAACATAATTAATCTTGGTTTTTATCAAAATGGTGCTGTAGTTCCGAAAACTGATAATAATTGGTTTTACTTTACAGCAGCTTCAGGTAGTGCTACAGAAGGAAACAAACAAGGAGGAGGCACTATTGTTACAGCAGGACCTCTTGTATTATTACCATGACATATGCAGAACTAGTACAAAAAATTAGAGACTACACAGAAACTACAGCAACAGTTTTAAGCTCAACTATTATTAATGACTTTATTTCAGATGCTGAATTTAGAATAATGACTGATGTAGATATGGACGTTTTTAGACAAAATGATTATTCAACTCTTACAGTTGGAAATCCTTTTGTTACACTACCTACAGGTATTCTAATTATTAGATACTTTACTACTTATACAGATCCAGGTGTAAGACAAGTTTTATTAAAAAAAGATATCTCTTTTATGGACGAATACTCAGGAAATAGAGTAACCCAAGGTGTACCTAAGTACTATGCTAACTGGAATGAGACTACAGCTTATATTGCGCCTACCCCTAATTCAGCCTTGAATGTTGAGCTAGCTTATGTTAAAAGACCGCTAGCTGCAGATGGAACTGCTTTTAATACAGGAGTTTCTAGTAGCACCACGTACATGAGTTTAAATGCTCCAAACGTGCTTACATATGCCTGTCTCGTCGAGGCATTTGCTTTCTTACAAAATGATAACATGTACAAATTGTACGAAAATAAATATCAACAATCTTTAACCGGACTTGGTGTAGAACAACAAGGTAGAAGAAGAAGAGATGAATATATGAATGGTGTAATTAGAGAAACTTTAAATGCACCTAACACCGTTACAATGACTAATAACTATTAAGGAGAAAACAATATGGCAAACGTAGTATGTACAACATTTAAACCACAACTATTAAAAGGAGAGCATGAGCTTGTTACCGACGTATGTAACATTGCACTATATACTAGCTCGGCTACTGGATTAGCTGACTACACAGTATACAGCACTGCTAATGAAGCATCAGGTACAGGTTATGCTGCTGGAGGAATTCCTTTACAAAATAACGTGGTTAGTACTTCAGGTACTACTGGCTATTTAGACTTTTCACCGGATCCGTCTTGGAGTCCTGTTTCTATTACAGCAAGATATGCTTTAATATATAACACTCAGGCTACTACAACTAACTCAGCAATGTTTTGGTTAGATTTTGGTACTGACCAGACAGCAACGAATGGTACATTTACTATTCAATTGCCAGCTCCTGGTGCAAGTGCTTTATTAACAGTAACAGGGTAATTTTATAAATGGCTTTTTTAGTTAATGACAGAGTAAGAGAAATAAGTACTACTACAGGTACTGGTGCAGTTACTCTTAATGGCGCTGTAAATCATTTTGAAACTTTTGCTAATGGTATTGGAAATACCAATACTACTTATTATGCAATTGTTCATGAAGACAACGCTTACAATGAATGGGAAGTAGGAACAGGAGTTTTTACTACAAGTAGTAGTACGCTAACTCGTACACCTATTACTTCTTCTAATTCAGGAAATTTAGTAGACTTTACGGCAGGAAATAAAGCAGTGTTT